AAAACATCGTGAGCATTGAAATCGGATGGAATTCCTGGAGTCGAATCAATTCCGCCATTGGCAACTTCTTCAGCTGTGCTCGCCAGGACCGTCTGTTCCATCATGTTTGGATACGCCGTGCGAACTTCTCCAGTACCGTCTTCGTCGATTTGATCATTTTTAGATCTCGCAAGACCAACATCGCTCTCGGCAACCGGCATTGGCAGAATGGAGGTGTTCTTTCCATAAAGCCCTTTCAGAGCAAAGTTCTTACCAGCTCTCCAGAAGACATTTATGTAAGCCAGGGGAGGAATGTTGCTTGGCACAACCAATGGATTCACCACCCAGAGAGACATTACGCCATATCCGTAGTCAAGACCTTTTGTGCCTTCGAAGAAATTATAGGCACTACCGTTAGCGACCAGCTTCCAAGCTGTTTGGCCATTTGGCAATAGACGAAATGTGAACTCCTTCTGATCGGCTCCAAGTTCAAACATGGTCCCATATTGTGATTGAGCACCGGCAAAGGTCGCTGGAAAGGCTGTTTGGCCGTAGTGTGCAAAGAATTGCAACCGCCCTTTCGCAAAAGGTGAAGCTACAATCTGGAAACTAATCTCAAGTTCTCCACTCCACCACTGATATCCTCCAACCGCTGTTATCCAATCAACGAGTGCCGGTGAATAGGGACTAGTTATTTGCTTGCCAAGACCATTTGTGCTGTATATGCCATGTGGAAAAGGCATTATCCAGGAGTTAGGCAAGGAAAGTTGTGTACCAGAGGTGACTGATGTATTCCACGCAATGGTGCCAATACAGCATGGTTTCCGAGCCAAGGTGAGAGCATTCATCAAATCCTCTGCCGAGCCGGTATTCTGGGGTTGATATGGTTTTGTATACTCTGGATGTAGAGCTTGCATATCAAATTGGTTGAGATCTGAACTGTGCCTCATGAATGGGAAAGGCTGTCGCAGTGTAGGAGTTCCATTGTTGGTAAGACTTGGAGCATCCTTCTGCGTAGCATCGTTGCCAGCAACCGTGATATTAACATTATTACTGGCGCTATTAGTCGGAACTATTTTTCCACTCGTAGGTGGTTGATTCCGATTAGCAATAGCTTCGATCCCTTTTGTGGCAAGGCCAATTACACCAGGCAGGTGTTCGGCCGCTGCAGCCATCATGTTTGGTTCAGAGGTCGGAGGTGCGTGGACTCCAGTAGTTGGAAAGAGTGCCTCATCGTCATCAATGATTCTCCATCCAGGCTCTTGTCCTGCCAAAGGAGGCACATCGGAATCAACACGCACATTTTTAGTTGCAGTTCGTCTCAATCCTTTTCCGTTTCTCATCTGACGAATCGTTTCCTCTTCCTCAACTGTAAGGAATTCTGAGGAAACCGAACTTGTGCGCGTTCTTGTGTGTTGCGCAAGAGGTGCCTGCATTCCAACAGATGGTGCTGGTTTCGTCACCGTAAAACTATTGTTACGGAAAGATGCAAACACTGTGATTGGCAAAACTGCGGTTGCTGTGGATGATATTGTGAGCTGATTGAAGGCACACAAATACACATGACCTAGGTAGTTGAGGTTTGTCTGTATGCTGGTTCCATCTGCATCAGTCAGCAACAACTGATCGTATGGATGGGAATATGGTATATGGAGTTCAGCTGTTGTTGACTCCGTAACATCCATAAACACGTGGTTTAGAGCAGTCATGCTTGCTGGATCTAAAGCCTGCCAGGCATCAATCGACACGGTGCTGGAAAGTGGTACGAAGAAAGCAATCACTTTCCCAAGATGGAATTTGGAACCTTGACAATTGAAGGAGATAATTATCTCTCCCTTCCAAAAAGTCATGTTCAGGAATGGCACGGTGTTGGTAGATGTTGTCAACAAGTCAAATGGAACCATCCAACGTTGTATAATACCACTAGCTGTAAATGGTACATTGGTCGTGACATAGTTGACAGTGCCGATGTACGTAGGTTTTTCTGCCATCATATTCAAAGTCCAGGCTGTGTCCATATGATGGGAGCTTGCGCCAGTTTGACCGGTGGCACCTATGACGTCCTGCGATTGGGCTGGTGAATCCGAAGAAATCAGCTTCATCCCCTCGCCTGACATCATGTGTGGCTCAGCTGTTGGTGGAAGTCGACCGAACCTTTGAATGTAGGTTCGAAGAAGTAGGTCACGGTTGCGTTCATTGATGACCCATTTTTTGTGCTGTGTCTGGGTCAACGACACCAATGAGTGCTCAATTGTAGTTTGTAGGCGTTTAGGGCCGGACGCATCTGATTTTCGTTCATTCGAATAATCATTAGCAGTTTCACCCGCCGTTCTATAATGGTCATGAAACTTGTAATCCCGCAATATCAAGACATCTTGGCCGGGAAGCTCACTGAGCACATCCATTACAGAACGACCCACGATAGGACTTATCCATGAGACGTCGGATTGGTCGTATTCGAAGGCATTTCGATACATTGTAACATGATCGTAATTGTTACATGTATGTGGGGAGCAATCCAAGAGCATTTCGAGTTTATAGTGCTCACTAAGGACTCCTCTCCTTTTCCACTCAAAACAATATGCCTGTACACTTGTTTGAGTGGATGCATCAACACCAGTTGTTAATTGGTTCGGTTTTCCACAACGACAGGTTAAAAATTCCACGAGTGTCGAGCTAGAATAGGCATAGGAGCCACACAGGGCAGGAAAGCTGGGATTGATTGCTCGCTGACATCGTGAACAAAATGAATCAAAATCCATCGTAACTGAATGTTGATAACGGATTCGTCCATTGGCTTCTGCCGTTCGAGCACAGTAATTGGAACGATAGAACTTTTCAACACAGTCCTGGTATGTTTTGATCCCGACAGTGACCAGACATCTGTCATTGAAAGCTCTTATTATTCTTTCTTGAACCTCCATGAAATAATCGTATCCGTAGAAAAAGGCGAAATCCAAACAGCAATTGCAATTAAGCAAACATTGCTCAGTTTCACCTATTGGTGTACGAGTTATCCAGTTTGTAAGGGAGGCAAGAGTCGATAAATCCATCAAGGGCACATATTGACCAACTGCGTTCTTCGCAAATCTTCTTTTCAGAAATTGCACAGTGTCAATGGTGCCATATGGTACACTATCCGACGTCTTGTTAGCCATTGTTACGGTGATGCCCATACTCTTAAAATACGATTGAATCGTATCAAAGTTAAAGAAAGGCAAGGCAGCTGGAGACACAGCCAAAAGAGCATCATCACCATAAAATGCGCATCGCACATGTTTACGGAACATTTCCATGGATCGCATCCCTTCGGGTGCTAACTTCATCCAAAGATATTTGATCTTGACATCATTCCCAAAGGAATTGATAATGGATGTTGCCGCACCGCCTGAAGTGTTGCCTTGTAACATCAAGATGACAAGGTTCAAAAGCAACAGAACAAAGTGTGTTTGTTCAAGGATTAATGTATCCCGTGCGAGCTTATTTTCGTAGTCTCTCATGACACGAGTACAAACGCGAGAGAACATACTCATCACGTTGCCAGCAAAGAAACCGTCCCAAAACTCGTAGTCAAGATCAATAATAAAGGATGACACCTTCTTTAGTTCATCCACTAAGACATTCCACTCCAGTGATTCCGGATCTATTCCAACACAACTACTAGTCCCCTTGATATGGTTTTGGTATAACAAACAAACAAAGGGGAGAAACAATTGTCGGAACACAATTGTGTAGTCAACTGGAGGATTGGTGAAAATTCGGGTTGAACCAGACCTGATCTTACTTTCCTTCCGCAATTCATCTTTCAGAGTTGCGGTCCACACGGTAAGAGTCCGTTTACCCTCAAAGGCATTCGCAAGCCTGGTGTGACATGCGTCAATCAGGGGCTGGTGAGTGGCTTCATAACGCTCAGTTTCTGGATTAAGATGAAACATCCAGGATTTTCCATGAGCATTCTTAGGCTTGCCCTCCACATTCTTCCAACCATATCCTGCTGATGTTGACATATTCATGCCATCAAAATATGGAAAAGGCAAGCCACCAACAGCCTCATTAATCGTTAACAAACGACGAGGACCAAGAAATGGTAGCAAAGAGTATTGAGCAACCAAGTCGTCCTCAATGACTTGCAAAATATTATTGTCAAAGGGCTCGATGATTCGCCCATATTTGTGCACTCCACGCCACATAGGAGAAATCATCTCTTCCATGCGATCATCATTTGGAGAAAGCACGGAATTGTCCTTTTCATTTGGGAACACTTTGCCAAAGATAGGAGATGGAATATGGCTGTGTTTCATTGGTTGATGGGCCGCCAAATGTGATGGGACAACACCAATAATCTCAAAATTACCCGTGGGTGCAGCTTTGAAGCGCCCATGGCTAATAGCGGTTGGTGTTGAGATTTCGACCAGAGGTGGAAACTCAGGTTCAGCAGGTTGGATGTTGGCCCCATGTATTTTATTCAATGCGTTTTGAAGTTCATCAAGATCTTCTCTCATAACAAGTTCGAAATAAGAAAAGCTCTTGTTATACAGCATCGCATTGTGTATACCCAATATTTTATGATCTAAATGGGTATTCTCTGCAATTAGCGGACAACCACAATCACCATTAGTAGCGGCGACTGCTGCTTTCCAGCCATGTTGCATAACATGTGGTACCGAACCTCCTTTGAAAATGTCATAAATGACCTTATCAGAATCGGAATTATGGTCTCGTGCATGAGCCACCGTTCTAGAAAGATAAGGCATATCGGTAAGGCCTCGCTTAGTCAAAAACAAGGCTGGAGTCTGTGGCACCTTCGTCAAATCGGATTTGTGAATGAACAAACTGCGAATATCGCGGAATGAACGCACATTAGCCGAAAAACGATAAAGTGCAAGATCGGCCCCATCAAACGTAACAAGGCGGCTCCGTTGAAAGGTATCAGAATACACCGCCCCATTTGATGTGCGAATTTGCAACTTTGTGCCCTCTGGTAAATAATTGCCAGGTGTTGTCGCAAAGAAATGTTGAACTGTCAACATGTCAGTTCCACCAATCATCATGGCGTGCATGCTCACATTGACTACCAGGCCGCTCTCTTGTTCCACACGGGCAGAAAGTCCAACCAATGATGTAGCAAGTGGACCCTCAATCAACGCCATGGCACCAGGATCATCAGCACCATGTGTAATGGCTGTGGTAGCAATTGTTCGCACCACTTCTTTCTTAACCAACGGTGAAGGAGAGGATCCGACATCGTATGCGCCTGCTGTGACCACTCGATCTGGAACAGTGGGTTCCTTTGGAGTCGCCAACTTTTGTACTGCATATCGTGTAACACGATCGATGGTGAAGGCAGCACCAATTCCCATCAACAACACGCACAAGGCTTTTAAGAAAGTAAAGGCCCATTTCCGTGGGTGTCGTTCATGCGCTCTGTGAACGATTGCATGAGAAGAAGTCTCAACTTCAGCAATCATTGCTTCACGAGCAAGAACCGCGTCCGCCTCAGCTTGTAAGCGTGCTTCCAAATCCATCATACGAAGTGGTGAATAGCCATCATTGTACCCTTCAGCCTGCCATTCGTCATACAATTGCTCTTCCTCAGGTGTTGCATAAGGAATATGCAAGGGCACCTCCGCTTGAGCATCATGGTAATTGTCGTGAACTGACATCATGTGGGTCTCCGCTGTTGGTTCCATGCCATGACCCAAGATTCGTGGCAAACCAGGTGCGTCGGCTCCCAAAGCTCTGACAAGATTTGGATCAATCCTTGGTAGAGCATTGTTGTAAAGCCCTGGAAAATCCTTTGCCGCTTCAACAATCTCGCGACAAACCTCTAATTCACGTTGTGTGAATTCAGTCACGTGCTCATTGGCCATACTTTCAAGCAGAGCTTTCTGCTCATACTTAATATGTTCAGAAAAACGCTGCTTAAACGTGCCAATGAGTTCTGGAGTGGTGTAAGTCTTTTGATCAAAACCATGATCGCCAGGAACCACTGGATTCAAAAGGCGGAAAGTATGGAAATCCCACGCTTCTCCAGGATGCATTAGTTTCCAGGCATCGGCTTTAACACGATCAAACATGTCCGTTCCCTTCTTCGTGAATTCAGGCTTCACAAACATCTCAACTAGCATATCGCGGCGACGCCAATAAGGCATCCCTCCAGCCTGCACATTGGGAACATTCACATATGCACAGTTGGAACACATCATGACAAGAGGTGAACAAAAGTATTTCTTCCCCTTATCTCGCACATCTGGCATGTTCAAGAAGAAAGAACATGTTGATTTCATTGCTATTAAATCGATATATTCATTCGATTCGGCATTGACGTTTGGTGTCATCGCCATGAAATCATCGGTGCGTACACAAAATTGACCGTTGTAACCAGGCCAAAACTTTTGTGCAGTACGTGCATAGCATTGGTTATGTTTCATACTCGGAGGACAAACGGCTGATATAAAGTCTGGTGCAATGTAACTCTTACCAACACCAGGTTTGCCCGTAAATTCAATGACATACGGTTCCATGCGTCTGCTCATTGAATAACGAGTGTAATTGATTGATTCCGCAAACCCTTCCAGTATGCGCACTGCATCTAGCAAAAGGGTAAATTTTTGAGGTGATGATCGCGTTTGCTCCACAAAGGCATACTTTAATGATCGAAGATCATCATAAGCAGCCAAGACTTCGTCCTGCAACTCACGATCCCAATTCATCTTGAGACGATAATCAGTGCGTTTCCACACTTCAACTTTCTCCAAAAGTTGTCTCAATTTTCCACCATTCACATAACGTTCATGTAAGCGTTCAAAGGGGAAAATATGGGCAGTCCATTCCTTCAAAGCAGAGGGAATCATCTCTGAAATGAAAGGAATAATACTGGAAAGAACAGATGAAGAAGAACTCAACACGCGACTCATTGGGTGAGCCAGGCGGAGAACTTCCCCAACGCCCTTAACCAACTTAATTGGAGCTAATGTCCCAGTCAAAATCGATCCAATCAAGGCGACAACAAAATATGTTGCTGAAGCTGTATCTGCATCATCAGAACCATTTGGTTCGGCTGTGGTGTCATTATTTGCTTGTACCTGACACGACGTAAACATTGTTATAAAATAGTGCACAGCCATAGATGGTAAATCGACGCCAAACATAGTCAACAATCTCAAAGCCAAGGTTGGTATTGAGAGCCACTGTCGACGAGCTAGCATCATAATGATGTCGATAATCAAAACAACAAATTCAGATATTGTGTTTCGTTGTTCACCTGATAAAACGGCAGTCATCAAATTTGAGAGACTCTCAATTGATGACGAAGTTGTTGCGACCTTTTTGGAGGCCAAACTGATATTGTCAAGGGCAGGTCCTGCTTTTGCAGCAAGGCCAATCACCTGTGCCTCAAAGGAAGCCATGAATTGTTTCATTTCATGTGTTACAGAACCCATCTCTAGCATTAGATTTTCTGCAGTTGCTAGAGCGGATGGAAGAGCTTCTGAACGCGCGGCAGCAAGGCCAGGCATGAGAGTTTCCATCATATGGGGATCCGCTGTCCTAGATATTTGAGGGACAGCACAAGCGCCCAAAAGTTCGGGTGTAACACAAGTTTCCCATCGTTGTTTACGGGAGATGCGGCGCAATTTGATTTGTGCACGCATACGCTCCACCAACATTTGTCTCTCAATGTTGGCTTCCTTGCGCATAGCATGCAAATGCTGTTGGGCAGTTATACGAGTTTTTGCCCGCAGATCTTCTTCACTCGAATGTTGCGCATCGCGCGAATTTTTATAGCGAAGAAAGAAACGACGCCTAGCCCGACGGGCATGATTACGGGAGATCTTATACTCACGCAAATCAGGCATTGATTCAGTTCGCTGCAAGTCGCCCTCCATGCTAACATTGTCATCAGTTGGTTCTGACAACGCACGAACAAAGCGACGCGCTGTTTTGCGTTTCGGAGGGAGGCGAAATGGGTCTCTGCCACGTGACGGAGCAACATAGGCCAAGGCCAATTCCTTTTCTGCTGAAACCTTATGCGGCTCGCAACAATCATGGCGAGGCGTCATACGATAGGCTCCCAAAACAGCAGGATGCCAAACAAGTTCGAAACCAGGTGGTGGTGGAACAAAGTCCGGTTGCGACATGTTAGATGTTAAAATTGCCATGTCAGCAATAAGACATTTTTGCACTGGTGTTAATTGTGCAACTGGTGACCACTGTTTGTTTCCCCCAATTTCAACATTGGTGAAGAAGACAAGAAAATCCTGGTAGCAAGCTGGACAACGTGTGCTAGGTGTCAAAGCACGATTGCAAGATGGTATATGTTCAGCTGCAACCGAGTCAAATGCATGTTGGAAATTATCGAGCATTTGACGCTGATGTGCGAGCTCATTTGCATGGCGTCGCAACATATTCACGTTGTGGGCGTGACCTTTCTTATTGATTCGATTGTGAGGCATTTTGAGAATAAGATTACCTTGCCAAGCAAACAATGGTTAGGTTTCTGCTCATACTATGAGAACAAAGCGCATGTAGACTCCAAAGAACGGTTACAAACGTAAACTCGACATCGAGGACTATTTGTAAGTTTTCAATGGATACCTACTACCACTCATCTATCTCAACAAGTTAAGAAACCGCCAAAGGCACGCAAGAACTGGCTTAGGGCTAATCGAGGAGTTCGAAACTCAAAACCAGACGAAAGTCGATGGCTCGAAAAGTATTCTCATCC